TGAGGCAGAGGATCCGCTGTTCACCATCGATGACAGCCTCGATCTCGCCGCGGCGCCGGTTCGCCCTTGCCCCCGCCGCCCGCATCAGAGCGCCTCGAAGCTGATGACGCCGGCCGATTCCAGCGCCAGCTCGAACATCACCTCGCCATTATACTGGCCGGAATATTCGAGCGCGCTCGCCTGGAACGGCCCCGCCACCGTTTTGTAAGCCGTACCGTTGAATATCTTCAGGAGCAGGTCCTTGCCCTTCTGCGCCACCGTTGTCCGATCCCTTCGAGGAAACAGGCGCAGCCGGCGCCCTTGGTGTCATCCACTTGTCACTTTCAACCAGCCGGCGAAGCTGCTACGACCTTGCCCGCCCCCACCCCGTTCGCGTCAAAGCCCTCCATGTCTCGATCCATCCCCCTGCGCTCGGTGCAGACGATTGCCGTGCTTGCCGTCACCCAGCTGATTGGCTGGGGCAGTACCTTCGACATGCTCGGTGTCATGGGGCGCGTCATCGCGCCGGATCTCGGCTTGCCGAATGAGGTGGTTTTCGGCGGGTTGAGCATCATGATGGTCGTCAGCGCCCTTGTCGGCCCTGCGACGGGCCGCCTGCTCGCCCGGCATGGAGCCGCCCGCGTGCTCGCCGCCGCGTCGATTACCTTCACGATCGGCCTGCTGCTGTTGTCAGCCGCGCACGGCCTCGTCTTCTATGGACTTGCCTGGATTGCGATCGGCGCCGGCGGCGCCTTCGGTCTTTCCGCTCCGGCCTATACCGCCGTCGTCGAGCGAGCCGGACCTGACAGCAAACGGGTGATTGCCATCCTCATGCTGTTCACCGGCCTTTCGAGCGCGATCTTCTGGCCGATCCTCAGTCAGCTGAACGCGAGCGTCGGCTGGCGCATGACGTTTCTCATCTGCGCGGCGCTGCAGTTTTTCGTCTGCCTGCCGCTGCATATTTTCGCCCTGCCGAAGCCGATCGCCTTTACTGCGGACAGCAGCGCCGCACAGGAAACGCCGGTGCCGCTTTCGCCTGCGGGACAGCGCAAGGCCTTCCTGCTGATTGCCGCCGCAACGACGATATCGACTTTCGTGACTTTCGGGGTGTCGCCATCGCTGCTCGAAATACTGCGTCAGTCAGGCGCCTCGCCTGCGCTGGCGCTGCAGCTCGGTTCGGCACGCGGCGTGATCGGCATTTCCGCCCGCATCCTGGATATGCTCCTCGGGCGTCGCGGCAATCCGATCCTCAGCGCCGCAATGGGCGTGAGCCTGATGGTCTCAAGCTTCGTGATGATGCTGCTGATCCCGCCNTCGACGCCACTGCTCGTCACCTTCATCCTGCTCTATGGCTTCGGCTCCGGTGTCATGACCGTTGCCCGCACCCTGCTGCCGCTCGCCCTGTTCTCGCCGCGCGAATTCGGGCTGCAATCAGCCCGCCTGTCGCTGCCGCAGAACCTCGCCAATGCCATCGCACCCGTCGTCTTCACGGCGATCCTCGATCGCGCCGGTGCCGGAACCGCAATCGCGACATGCGCCGCGCTCGCCGTCATCTCGCTCGGCTTCGTGCTGACGCTGGCTGCGCAGGTCAAGGCAGCGACCAGGGTATACGAACCGGCCTGAGAGATGCAGGCAGTTGCTGCGATGGGCGGGACATTTCAGGTCACCTTCCCATCTTCTTCATAAGCAGCCCAACGCTTGATCTTGGAGGAGAAACAACATGGACCGGTTCACTGGCGGTTGCCGCTGCGGCAATGTCCGCCTCGTGGCTATTGGACGCCCCTATCGGGTCGGCATTTGTCATTGTCTCGACTGCCGCAAGCATCATGGCGCACTCTTTCACGCATCCGCGATCTTTCCTCAGGATGCGGTGACGGTCGAAGGCGAGACAGGTGAGTACGACGGGCGGTTCTTCTGCCCCCGCTGCGGCTCCCCGGTTTTCGGGCGCTCCGGGGATGAGGTCGAAGTGAACCTCGGATCGCTCGATGCTCCCGACCAGTTACAGCCAACTTACGAACTCTGGACCATCCGCCGCGAGTCGTGGCTGCCGCCGTTTCCGCTGGCGAGACGATACGAAGGCGACCGCGACGCCACGAGCCGCTTCGAGGCCTAGGTTGCGTCGCTATGCAGCGGCGGCTCCGTCACAGCCCGATAGCGCAACTCGGCGACATAGAGCTTCGTCTTCGGTTCGCGGCGGCTCTGCGTCCTGAGATGCAGCAGGCTGACGAGGTGATACGCTCCAAGATCGAGCGCCACATCCTGCAGCAGGGCGTGGAGACGCGAGGCCACCAGCTGCGCCTGCCTTCGCCCACCCACGTCGAAGCAGATTTCGAGCGACACCAAATGCTCCTCGCCTCTCTCGGTCGAAGTCGAATAGTCGTTGCTGACGAGTTCGCCGATCAGCACGCAAGGAAGCTTTCGCCCGGTCACCAGCCGATCGCGGATACCGTCGTCGCCGATCATGACGAGAAGCTCTGCGTCGCCGGTCAGGCGTGCATGGATAGCCGTCAGCAGTTCATTGGCTGCGCTCATGGCTCTCGCCTCCGTTTGCCGGCGAATTACCTGCGGTATCTCTAGCTAGCCGCGCCAGGATCGCCGCCAGATCGCGGAGCGTGATCGAAAGGGCAGTGCTCATCGTAACTCTTCCTCGCAGAGGCAGCAGAGGTAGCGGCCGGTCTCATCCGGATCGCGCCAGGTGCCGATGGCAAACAGCCGATCGCCCTTGCGCAGCCGCATCCCGGCCCTGATGTCGCTGCGGAACCGCAGCCAGATACGGTGGGTCAGCGTGAAAACATCCGCGCCCGCCCGCTCCTCGCGCACTTCGCTCACCGGCTCGATCCGCGCCCACATGGAAGCAATTGCGGCAAAGGTGACGGTCGCGCCACCCTGCCCGTCCGGCGCTTCTTCCGGCGCCTCCAGGTCGAGCGCGCGGTCATCTGGCCGGGATCGAAGAAGACGGATCGCATCAGAGCCTCCGCATCAGGAACGGCGCCACCAATCGGTCGTAACCAGCGGGTACGTCTGCTGGCTGGTCCTCGACGGCGACGGCGCCCCTGAAGGCGAACATCTGGGCGACATGCATCAGCATCGCCCGCTTCAGTGTGTCGGGCACCTCGGCACCGCTCTCGCCGAAGCCGGCGGAAAAATCGATCTCGATGCCGCTTGCGGCAATGGCAGGGTTCAAGTTTCGAGCCAGCACCAGACGCGCCGGTCGGGCAGTACCGTCAAGCACATGGCCGGCCGCGGGCAAGACCACTTCCTCGCCCACCTCATCGTAAATGCTCAGGCTTTCAACCGCTTGCACCGGTCCCTTGGCAATCTGAATCACGCGATCTTCAGGTAACGATTCAAGATGGAGGCGCCAGACCTGGGTGATCAGGCAGAGGCCCGTCGTGCGCTCCGGATGCTCGCGGGCGACGCTGATCAGCGAGGCCAGCAGCGCATCTTCGCTGCCGTCATCAAGCCGCAGATGGGCCTTCACTTCCGCAAGCGTCAGCGCTTCCGCCGAAGGTGGGGTAATCAGTGCAAAAGTCATGGACGATCTTGGATTGGTTTGATGCAGGCATATTCGGCAGGCGGATACGGATAGTGGCCGCACCCGCCTTGCCCCGATCAACTCACGGCGAACTTGATGAGCTTGATCGCCTCGAAATTCTGCACTCCGCCGCCGACTCGCTTGGTTGTGTAGAAGAGCACGTAAGGCCTGGCGGAATAGGGATCGCGCAGCACGCACGCCGGTGCGGTCGACGACGAGATAGCCGGCGCGGAAGTCCGAAGGCGATCGACAGCGCGTTGGCCGCGATATCGGGCATGTCCTCGGCCTCGACAACAGGGAAGCCGACGAGCGAAGCCGCCTCGCCTGCCGTTGCCGGCGGCTGCCAGAGATAGCGGCCGTCACCATCCTTCAACTTGCGGACCTCGGCCTGCGTCTTGCGGTTCATGACGAAGTTGGCGTTCGGCCGATGCCCCGCCTTCAGCGAATAGATCGTATCGATCAGCGTGTCGGAAGCACCCGTGGTCTTGAAGGCGCCGGCCGCACCCGTCGCGATATAGCCGAGATTGCCCCAGCTCCAGGCGCTGTCGGCGACTGTAGTGTAAGCAAGGAAGCCCTTCGGTTTGCTGGTGCCGTCGCCGTTGACGAAGGCGGTACCCTCCTGCTCGGCAAAGACGGTATCGACCTCGCTGGATATCCAAGCCTCGAT